AGGAAGCGAACCAAGTTGACCCCGCGGCCATTTGATTCTAAACTCTGTATTCTCAGTCAAGTCTTTCGACATTAGTTCTACTGTAGTTGAAATTTTGTTTTGGGTCTCAATGATACCGAAGTAAGCCCAGGTCCCGATCGCTACCAGCGCGATGAGGCTGGCTACGGTCTTCATAGGCATTTGAACTGCTGCTTCTTCTGAAATTTTAAGTGCCATTAGTTACAATTCATTTTATCTAGATCTGCTGGTACTTCTTTTGTAAACCAGACCCAAGATTCAATTCTTGTTCCTTCTTGTGTATACGTACATTTTTTGCCTATTGAAACACAAGAGGCTAATGTAACTAATACTAGTAATAAAAATATTGTTTTCATTAGTTATAATTATATCCTGTTGTTGGTTGATTTGATCCTAAAACTTCAAATAATTTTTTATGTTGATCCATGATTTCTTCATCTGAATCCATCATCTTATCAACCTGATCTTCTAGTTTTAAAACTTGTTCTTGAATTCTATGTACTTTATCTTCATGTACTGCTTGGATAGTTGAAAGTTCAAATGTACGAGATAGACTCCAGCCGGCTAGGGCTAATAAAATTCCCACAAGCATAGTCATTAATTTTTCAATCATATTTTACTTCATTCTCATAGGATATATCATTCCCATGATCTTTTTCTTTTTCATAAGTTCTTTTACATTCGCAATTATCACAGGTACATACCTCCCCATCGTAATGGTGAGTATGAAGGTCGCCGTCGCAGTGACAGTTACAATTACATTTTTTACATTTAGTCATTTTTTTTTTGCCACGCAAAAAGCCAACCAAGAAATTTTTTCCATAAATTTTTAATCATCATTTTTATCCTCTATATCGTAGAAGAACTTGTCAGTATCTTCTGTTTTCCATTTCATATCATCCTCAACGTTCCAGTCGGTCGTTTGAACCTTCCAGTCAAATGGAACTTCATCTTTAACAGTAAAAGATGGAATACTCCATATGATTCTATTGTTAGGTTGTGCTGCATAATTTCCATCTTTTAGGGCTAAGATGTGTGCACACTTATGTTCGTGTGGTATTTCCGAATGATCGGTATCTACTATATTACTCTCTGGGTGAGCCCAGTCAACTGTAAAAAGATAAGAACCTTTATGCCACTTCTTGTCTTTCCCAATATATTTACCAGATTGTCCGTCTAGGAGATCAAAAGAAGTAACAGCAGGATAATAACTAAAACAATTCCAAAGCTCCAGCTCGTCAAGTCGCATCCTAGGTACTTCTTTGACATTAAATCCTCTTTGAATGAAGGCTGAAATAGGGAGACGATAGAACACAGCACCGTTTTCCATAATAGCATGAAAGAGGATAGGACGTCCTGTAATAGACGCCATCCCGAATATAACGCAATCTTCAGCTTCTCCAAAATGCTCCTTAAGATCATAGAGATACTCTCTCCTGATCTGTGCATACGTCACAGGTATGTTTGCATTTAGATAAGCCATAAGTCATTAGAATATGATCGCGCCAACAACTAGACCAACAACAAAACCAATTATATATTCTCTATATAATAAAGACCATTGTTGAAGTTTAACTTTTAGTTTATCCATAGTTCCTCCTCGTTAATGTTTCCCCAACTTTTTCCCTTCTTATAAGAAACTTTATTCTTAACAAGAAGAGGGATAGCATTTTCCATGATGTTCTGTATTATATGAGCTTCATAATTATTTTTCACTGATAAACACAATTCATCATGAATTTGTATGTGGGGCAGTATACCTTTTTCATACAGCATTACCATCGCTTTTTTAGTCATATCTGCTGCTGAACCTTGTATTAACCGGTTTAAAGCCTTGTAAGTAAAGGCCGGTTTATAATGATACTTAAAATTCTCCATGTAGTTAGGATCCAGTTTATCATCCGCTACCTTTTCTAATAATTCTGCTTTGTAGGCTGTCTGAGCAGCTTCAAGTGTAAGAATAGGAACAGGTTCATATCTATTTATTTCATTATTCCATTCTCTATCTCTAGTTTCCCATTTGTTAAATCTACAAAATCTATCTTCTAACGTAAATAAAAGTTTATGAGTTTCGGCAAACTCTATTAAGTCCTGAGATAATTGTTTAACAAACGGAACTTTACTATGATAAGTTTTAAACAGTTGATTGGCTTCATCTCTTGATAAATTTAATTCTTTTTGTAATTTTATCTTCCCCATACCATAAAATAATCCAAGGTTGATGGTCTTGGCCGTGGTCCGTGGTATGCGAGCCATGTCTGCTACGATCTGGTGAAAGTCTGCATCTTCATTATCAAATTCTTTTTGTAAATCTTCTGTGCCGGGTAGTTCTAATTTTAATGCGTAGTGCACCACGATACGTGGCTCTTGTTGAGAGTAGTCAAAGCTTCCCCAGGTACAACCCTCATCAGGAATAAATAACTCTCGCATTTTTTTACCAATGAATCCTTTAGCTGGAATCTGTTGTAAGTTAGGATTAGACATAGAAAATCTTCCAGTTACTGTTCCACCTTGATCAGATCTAATTTGATTGATGTCTGCATGTATTCTTCCATTATGAACAAAGCTTAATAAGCCTTCAACAAATGCACTTTTAGCTTTATCACATTCTCTTGCTTTAACAATCATACGTAAAAATCTATTAGGATGGGTCTTTAAATAATCTTTAGGAAGTTGTGGCATCCCAGACTTAGGAGTCTTTTTATAATCTGTAATTTCTTGTTGATCTAATAATTTTTTAATAGAAGCTGCAGCCCAGATCTGGACGGATACCCCAGTTTTATTTTTAATAATGTTAATTAAATTATCTCTACGTTTCTCTAGTTTTTCTCCAAAACGCTTTGCTTTTTCGACATCTATTCTAACCCCTTTAAACTTCATGTCAACTAGACAAGGAAATAATTTTGTTTCTAATGTAAAAATTTTCCGTAGACTTTTTTGTTTCGGAGGGTATATAATTTCGTCTAATTTTTTTTCAAATAAATTCCATAAGCTTAGTGTTAAGTTAACATCTTGAATTGCATAATCTTTAACTAATTCATAAGATAACTTATGCATGTTAGACATTGGATCTTTAATTCCCATTTCATTCCATGCTCTGTCTTGTAAATCATATTTATATTTTGCATCTTGGAGATAATCTCTACTCAAAGAATCTAAAGAATATCTCATTCGAGTTTCGTCAATTACAGATGCAGCTATCATCGTATCTACAATTTCTCCTTCAGGCATACTGCCGGTGGCCATTCTAATCCAACATACGTCGTACATCGCGTTATGGAAAACCTTGCGTAAACCCTTGTTTTTAAAGACTTTTTTATCTAATTCTTTCCAGGTATCTTCTGCATTTAAATTGCTTGTCATAGCATGAGCAATCGGAAAATATAATTGTTGTTTAGAAGTTGCAACTGCAATACCACAGACAAAACCTTCTTCTCTTATAGAACCTGATCCTTTTTTCTTTAGGCTAGGGTCATAAGTTTCTAAGTCGATCGCAATTGTATCTATACCTTTTAAATCTAATTCTGAAATATCAGGAACAACACACATTATTTAATAATTCCCCAGGAATTTTTTTTCTCTTTTATTTCTTCTTTCACTTCTTCAGGATAGTCTCTATCGATGGCCATGTCAATATAATGTTTTGCTTTTAATAAATCTTCTTTTTGATTTTTCTGTTTGTGACGACATAAATATTTTATTGCGTTGCCTTCTGCAAATGGAATATTATTTCTGTTAATAAATTCTGATGGCTGAATGACCATAGATTTATAGTGGTCGCCACCTACCTGTTTTTTATATATTGGATCACTCATCTTCTTCCTAACTCCCATCTTCCTTCTGAAGCTAATGTCCAGTAGTCATAGATAGCTCTACTGTACGCTGTGTATTTTAATCTTAGTTGAACATCATACTCTTCTCTTCGAGTCATGGTCAGATCTACTATAACATTATCAAATGTTAATCCTTTTATTTTATGTATGTTTCCATATTTAACTCTGATTTTTTTATCAAAATCAAATCCTTTTTTTAAAATATCTTTTATATATGTCATTCTTTTATCGTGCTCGTGAACTTTCTTTCTAATAAGATCCAAGTCTGTATGTTGTTTACAATCGTTCTTTAAAAATTTCTTTTCAATAAGTTGATCAACAGTGTAGTCTTGTTTGATCCACTCTTCAAAGTTTTTTACATCTCCCTTACCAAACATTTTAACTTTACTAGATAAATATTCCCAGAATTCTTTTATTTGAGTAAGACTCATTGGTTCACCTTTTATAAAATTAGGCCACAGATGATGGGCTCTTAATTCTTT